TTGAATTAAACAATTTAATAAATTCCCAAAGAGCTTTAGTTTCAACTGCAAGATCTCAAGAAGAAATTCATGCTCAACTAGATAGAGTAAAATCTAAAATAGAAGAAATAGAAGTTCTAATAAATAGTGAAAGTGAATTCTAAATAAAAATAAGTTATGAAAAATTTAAGTCCTGAGCAAATGGCTGAGAACCTGGCCAAATTTTATTCTTTGATAGATAAATATATTTCTGGAGGTAGAAAAGATAAACTTATAGAAATGTATAAAGATATTGAAGAGACTCTTGCTACTTCTCCTGCTTCTACCAAAATAAGTCACCACAATGCTTTTGCTGGTGGTTATTTAGATCATGTAATTAGAGTTACTGAAGCAGCATTAGTATTTGAAAAGGTTTGGGATAAGTTTGGCCAGAATAAAAATTATACAACTGAAGAATTAGCATTTGCAGCACTTAATCACGATCTTGGTAAATTAGGTACAAATGATGAACCAGTTTATATTCCTAACCAATCACAATGGCATAGGGAGAATCAAGGTCTTATGTTCAATTACAATCCTGCTATAACTCATATGAGAATTGCAGAAAGAAGTTTATTTGTACTCCAGAAGTATGGTATACAGGTTTCAGAGAATGAGTTTCTAGCTATCAGGTTACATGATGGTTTGTATGAAGAAGCAAACAAACAATATTATATAACTTATAATAAAGATACAGAATTAAGGTCTAATATCGCTTATATACTACATCAAGCAGATTTGATGTCTAGTAAAATTGAATCAAATTAAAATTAATATACTATGACAATAGGAATTATAGCCCTCATAGTTTGGGCAGTATCCATAATAGGATACGTAATTTGGAACCTATTCCAAAAAAATAGAAGATTAGAATCAATGGTTATTACTCAGCAGTTCTTTATTGATAATATCAAAGACTGTATGAAAGAAATAAATAGCTGCGCCAATCAAATAGATTCTAAATTATGGGTTCAGTCTGATCCTGAGTTTTTGAGCCTTATGGAAAATGTGAAACAAATGCAAACTAGGATTAACGAATTCATAGAAGAGTAATATGACGGATATACTATTAAATGAGGAAGAGGTTCTCTTAACTAAGAAAGGAGAGCCTAGAAAGAGAAAGCCTAAAACAAAAAATAACTATTTTACAACAGAAACCGAAGAGGCTATTCTAAGGTATAGAGCTGCAAAAAATCAAGCAGAAAGGAATAGGATTTACAATCAAGATATTCACTACGGATTTTATAAGCTAGTAGAGAACATAATTCATACATTTAAGTTTTACTATACAGAGGTTGACAACATAGAAGATCTTAAGTATGAAGTAATATCTTTCCTCCTTCAAAAACTAGACCTTTATGATCAATCTAAAGGTAAGGCCTATTCATATTTTGGTACAATTGCCAAAAGGTATTTAATTATATATAACCAAAAGAATTATAAGAAACTGGTATCTAAGGCAGAGATTGGAGAGCAGAATGATGATGACGCCTTATTAAATAGTATCCTTGTAAAAGAACCAGAACCAGAGCTAGATAAACTAGATGTGGTCGAGCTTTTCATCAAATATGTAGATGACAATTTGTTAGAACTATTTGACAAAACAGATGAAATAAAGGTCGCTGATGCGATTCTAGAGATATTCAAAAAGAGGGAGAACATAGACATTTTCAATAAAAAGGCCGTCTTTATATATGTAAAAGAGATGGCTGACACCCAATCTAATACCATTACAAAGGTAATTAAAAAGCTCAAAAACATCTACAGAACTATCCTTAATGAATATCTTGAAAACAATGACTATTAATATTTATTCTAAAAAGTCATGGAACTTGATAAGGAAATATTCAAAGGTAAAACTATTGCCAATCTTGTAGAAGAGGTATACGACAAGCAAAAAAATCAAGATTCTACAATTAAACAGGAGATCATGAGGCTTGCCGATATGATTGAAACTCCTGGTGACGCTATTGTAGTTGTGCCTCTACTTAAGGGATTTATAGACTCTAGTTTAAAGAACGATGAGGTTCTCCTCAAACTACTTAATCTTTTCCAAAAAGCTGCAGAAAATAAAAAGGCTGGTGATGCAGAAGATTCTGGTGTTCTTACTGAAAAGGATATCGAGCAGTTATTCTCTGAGGTTTCTAATATTAAAATCAAAGATCCTAAACAACTACCTAGCGCATAATGTCTACAGGATATCTTTTTGGACCAAAGTTTGAATCTGGGCAAGGTACTTCAAAAGGCCAATATTTTCAAATAGCAAGAGTTAAGTCTATTGTTATGGGTCCAAATATTGTTGCAGGATCAGGACCTACAGGAACTGTTACAAACCTACCCGATCCAGACTATACTAGCCCAAGAGATATAGGTAAAATAAGGTATGAATTACTGTACTCCCAATACTCTACCTCAAAATCAAGAGAAGTATCTGAACCTGCATATCCGATATGGTATTTTGTAAAACAGTATCCTTTAGTAAATGAAATAGTTCTAATTATAGTTGGACCGTCTGTAAAGTTGAATGACGGATCAACAAAACAACAATACTATTACATGCCTGCTTATGGAATGTGGAACAATCCAAACCATAATGCCTTTCCTAATATGGATGAGTGGGCAGATTATCTAAATAACTTTGCAAATAAACCAGGGTATTCAGGAAATTCTACAGACAGTAAAACGCTCCCGTTAGGAAGAACATTTCAAGAGAATGCTAAGGTAAAAGATTTACAGCCTTTTGAAGGTGATACAATCATACAAGCTAGGTTTGGCCAGTCAATAAGATTTGGTAGTACTGTTTCTGTATTAAAAAGATTTAATACCTGGTCAAACAATAGTGCTGATGCAAATGGAGACCCTATAACTATTATAACTAATAGCCAAGGAAATAGAAATATAAAAGAAAACGACAAGTTTAATCCAATAGTAGAAGATATTAATAAAGACGGATCGTCTATATATCTTACTAGCACTCAAGAAATAAACTTAGTAGACTTAAATAATTTTCCTCTAGCTTCATTTGGTGTAGGTATAAATCCAATAGTACAACAAGTAGTTGAAGTACAAAGAAAGCCTATATCTGATGAAGTTATATCTGCTCAATCACAAGATCAAAATACTATAGGATAATGTACGCACCACAATTTCCATATAAGAGTGATCAAGTAATAATATCTTCTGATAGAGTTTTACTTCATTCAAAAAATGATGCTATCTTTTTATTTGGTAAACAAGCCGTATCATTATCTTCTCCTCAAACCATAAACTTAGATGCTTCTCAAAAAGTATTAATAGATTCACCTAAAATAGAATTAGGACATAAAGCTCAAGATGATGGTGAACCTGTTGTATTAGGAGAGAAATTAAATGAGCAACTACTTGATTTAACTATAGCAATACAAACTGCTGCAGTTATGCTAAGTCAAGCATCTACTACTAATTTAGGCGCCGCAATGCAAAGTGTAAGAAATGCAGGCCAGATTCTATATAATGCCGCAGAAAATTCTAAAGCATATATAGATAATAAAGTAATTCTATCTAATAATACATTTACAAGATAATGTCACTATCTCAATCAAATATAATTAATTTAGGTGGAGATAAACTTAATATCAATACTACTACTGCTAAAGGCTTAGAAAAAGCTATAGGTGTTATAGCACAATTCATAATTAAAAGCCAACAAGGAGTAAATAAGATCATCTACGGTGATGTAAAAAAGAAATTTAAAAACAAGTCAAATAATAAAGGAGACGTTTCTAGTGCCATGAATAATGGCCTACTTAACGTAGTAGACACAGTAGCCTCTGTAGATATTTGCAATATAGTAAATTATTTAATAAATCAAATACCAGGAGGAAAAGGATTTAATCCTAATGTACCTCCTAAAACAGATGATCCTATTGAAAGATCTAAATATGCGCTTCAAAAAATTGCATATGATGTACAAATTAAAATAGATGAATTTTCTAATTTATATTTAGATCCCAATAATTTACAGAGTAGAGTTGACCTCTCTAATCTTGTAAGTCAAATAACAGAGTCTTTAAATTCTATAGCAGATCCAGTTGCTCAGATAGGATTAACTAATCCACAATTACAAAAGGCTTTTCCTGACATTTCTATATTAAGCAATTTTATTCAAAATGCTGTAGGGAAGTTTAATCAATATACAGATATAAACCAAATAAATTCATCCGAGCTCCAAAAGGTATTAAAATTAATTCAGGATGTAAGAAATGTTTGTATAGCTATTCAAGGATTAAATTCACCTGCTGCAGCGATCAATTTTTTAGATAGCACATTTGATGTAGGAATACAAGATCAAATACAAAAAATACAAAAGTTAATTAATCCTGCTAGATTAATACCATTATTAAAAGCAGTATTAAGAACAGCAAATAGTATTAATTCTATAGGTAGAAAGATAGTTGGCTTTATAAAAACTGCTCAAGTAATTATACAATTAATTTTACTATTAAGAACTGTTTTAACTATAGTAGCAAACTTTTTAAAGCTACTTCAAATACCTTCTATATTTAGTACGGTTGGAGCTACTTTAGTTCTTACTGATCAACAGCAGAAGATAAAAGATCTTATAGAAAAACTTTTCCAAAGATTAGGACAAATAAATTCTGTTTTAAATTTATTAATCATATTTGTTGAAAATATATTAATAGCAATAAATGAAATAATAATAAAGTTAAGAATAATCTTATTGAATTTAGAACAGTGTTCAAATATAGATCCTGAGCTTATTCAAGAAACTCGAGACACAATAAACAGTCTATCTCAAACACAAAGTGATCTTCAAGCGTTTATTAACACTTATAACACAAATAGAGATTTAATAGACACTAGATTTGGAGATTATAATATAGAAATAGTCACAGAGCAAGTAACTGACGAAGGTATAAATTTAAAAAGAAGATATGGTATAGCAAGAGGATTAGACGGTAATATAGCAGTCCAGTCTACTCCTACATTTGCTTCGTTAGACCAGATAATAATAAATGAAGTAAAAGTGCTATTAGTTTCTGGTGGGTTTGTTAAATCTAATTTCCAGAACCTGCCTTTAGAAGATATATCTACCCTTTTAGAGTCTGCAAGATTCTTGGAAGAAGGATCAATAAGCCCTGACTCTTTAGAGATATCTGTAGCTAGTTCTTTTGATATATCGGATGAAGATGCAAACGAGCTAGGGCTTCAGACTTTTGTAAATAACCTCCCAGGAGGTAAGAAGCTAAGAAAGAAGATGAGAAAGATATTTGCAGAACAAAGTTCTAATTTGAGCAAAAGTGTTGACTCTGTAGATCCAAATTCAAAATATAAATCTTCTATAATAAAATAGAAAATATTCTAAAATAATATTTATAAAATATGGGACAAGTAGACCAATTAAGAAAACTAATAAGAGAGGAACTCAGAGCTGTTCTTAAGGAAGAGCTACCTAAACTATTAAGTGAGGTTAAAAAAACTCCTATGGCAGATCCTAAAAAGAGTTTACAGGAGCAGGTAAAATCAAAAATACCAGGGACTCTAAATACCCAAACTCCAAGACCTGTTAAATTTACAGGAAACAATCCTATGGCAGCATTCTTAAACGATACTGCTCAAAGTATGTTAAATGAAGACTTCAACATGACTTCTGATAATGTCCATCCAGGACTTGCCTTCCAGCCTAAAGAAGTTAAGGTTGGTAGTGTAGAGGGTATGTTAGGAACAGCTAGACCGAGCTCAAACTTGGATGCTGTACAAATAAATGAAGTGCCAGATTTTTCTGGTCTTATGGCAAAACTTAAACAACAAGGACAAATATAATGGCCTACGGTTTAAAACAAATATCACCATTAGACCTTAAACCTTCAACAGCAATTGGAGTTAAAATTCCTTTTGATGCTGAAAATGTATTTTCATCTGTCTATACCACAAAGGATCAAATAAAATATAATATCATCAACTTCTTATTGACAGATCCTAGAGAAAGGGTTTTTAATCCTACTTTTGGGGCTGGGCTGAGAGCTAGGTTATTTCAACAAATAGATCAAGCCTCTTTTGAAGAGATTAAGCAATCAATAAGAACTCAGATGGAAAATCAATTTCCTCAGGTTGAAGTTACTACTTTAGAGATAGTAGGAAATCCGGATTATAATTCAATCAATATAAAATTTAGTTATAGACTATTAAGATCAAACGAAAATGATTCGGTTATATTGACTATACAAAATATGTAGAAATGGCTAACCAAGTTGATATTAAATATTTAAACAAAGACTTTACTTCTTTTAAAGCTGACTTAATAGAGTATGCTAAGGCGTATTATCCTACTGTATATAATGACTTTACTCAGGCATCACCTGGTAGTATGTTCATTGATATGGCTTCTTATGTAGGTGATGTGCTTTCATTCTATTTAGATAATCAACTTCAAGAAACATTTTTACAGTATGCTAAGCAAAAAGGTAATTTATTCACTTTAGCTTACATGCTAGGTTACAGACCTAAGGTAACTTCTGCTGCTATAGTAAATCTTGATGTATACCAACAAATACCTGCGGTTAGTATTGGAGGTGGTAATGTAGCTCCTGATTTTACTTATGCAATGACTATAGAACAAGGAATGCAGGTTAAGTCAAATATAAATAGTTCTGTAGTATTTTATGCTCCACAAAAAATTAACTTTGCTACGTCATCTTCTTTAGATCCAACTACAGTAGAAGTATATACAATAAATGGTAGTAATGTTCCTACATCTTACCTTTTAAAGAAAACTGTACAAGCATTATCTGGTCAGGTTAAAACTCAAGCATTTAGTTTTTCATCTCCTCAAAGATTTGCTACAGTAAATATAAGTGATAGTTCTATTATTACAATATTAGATGCTAAAGATTCTGATGGTAATACTTGGTATGAGGTTCCGTATTTAGCTCAAGACTATATATTAAAACCAGTTGAAAATACTGCGGCTAACTATCCTTCTCTATATCAGTTCCAAAACCAGGTTCCTTACATGATACAGAAATTATCTGTACCTAGAAGGTTCACATCTAGATTTAGATCTGATGGATCATTAGAAATAGAATTTGGTCCTGGTATTAATTCTGTTGCAGATACTGCGGTTTTACCTAACCCTAATAATGTTAGTGTAGGATTAACAGGTGGAGGCTTAAGTACCCTATCAAGTTCATTTGATCCAACAAATTTTGTTACAACACAAACTTATGGTCTAGCTCCAAAAAATACTACAATAACTTTTCAATATTTAGTTGGTGGTGGTGCTAGTGCAAATGCTTTGAGTAATCAATTAACTCAATTACTATCTTATACTGTATCAGGAAATACAAGTTATCAAAATACAATTGTAGTAAACAACCCAGATCCTGCTTCAGGTGGTGGTGATGGAGATTCAGTTGAAGAATTAAGAATGAATATTGCTGCAGAGTTCCCTACTCAATATAGAGCGGTAACTCAAGAAGATTATTTAGCTAGAACTCTTAGTATGCCTCCTCAATATGGTAAGATATCTAAAGCATATGTTACTAAAGATGATGCTACCTTTAACAACTATATGCAAGGTGATATTAGCCAAAAAGATCAAGTGCTAGTTAGTCTTTATGTATTAGGTCTTGATTCAAATAATAATTTAGCTGATCCTTCACCTGCTCTACTTCAAAATCTACAAACGTATTTGTCAGATTATAGAATGATGACTGATGCTATTAATATTAAGCCAGCATATATAATTAATATTGGTTGTAATTTTGATATCATTATCAGACCTAACTATACAGGTCAAGATGTAGTTGCTAGATGTATATTAGCTTTACAAGATTATTTCAATATAAATAATTGGCAATTAAATGAACCAATTATATTAGGTGACATTTATTCTTTACTAGATGTAGTTGAAGGAGTTCAAACAGTAAAAGACGTAAGAATAGTAAATAAATCTGGTGAAGCTGAAGGATATTCAAAGTATTCTTATGATATATCTGCAGGTACTTTAAATGGAGTAATTTATCCATCTTTAGATCCTTCTATATTTGAATTAAAGTATCTAAATACAGATATTCAAGGTCGTGTAGTAACAATGTAAAAAAATAAAAAATGGCCGTATATAAAATATTTGCCTCTTCTGATACAACACTATATTCAAGTAGTCCTGCTGCAAATACAGGTTTAGATGAAATATTAGAAGTATCAGTTAAAAACGTAGAGGATGCATCTAATTATTTTGTGGATCCTATTCCTTCTGAGCCTTTGTTACAGGATAATTTGAGAAGGGCTATCGTATCATTTTCTAATACAGATATAGCTACTTTAAAATCATTTACTACAGGGTCTTGGAAAACTAATCTTAGACTTTACTTAGCTACTGCTGAGAATTTAAATACTACTTATAGTTTAGAAGTAAGACAAGTTTCTCAGTCTTGGGAAATGGGAACAGGTAAATTTGGTGATTCTCCCGAAACTAGAAATGGTGCTTGTTGGTATAGTCCAACTCAATTTGTAGGCACTATTAATTCTTGGGGTTCTGGATCTTATTACTTAACTCCTGGTGGAGGTTCTTGGACTAGTTTATTTACTACTCAATCATTTGGATACTCTGATAACAAAGACGTAAATGTAGATGTAAGTTCTATAGTAGATAGTTGGTTTAGCGCATCTTATTCTAATTACGGGTTTATAGTTAAGCATCCAAATTCAATAGAACAAAATTCAGGTAGTTATATAGGATTGAGTTTCTTCTCAGTTGATACACATACTATTTATCCTCCAACATTAGAAATAAAGTGGGATGATAGTTCATATTCTACTGGAAGCCTTTCTGTAATTAATAGTACCGATAGTGTAATTACGCTGTCTAATAATTTAGATACTTACAAATACGGAACAGGAAAATATAGGTTCAATATAAATGCAAGAGACAAATATCCTGTAAGGACATTTACAACTTCGTCTATTTATATTACCAATAAAGCTCTTCCACAAACATCTTATTGGGCTTTACAAGATGTAAAGACAAATGATATACTAATAGATTTTGATACTTCGTACACAAAGATTAGTTGTGATGGAATAAATAGTTATTTTAACTTATATATGAATGGACTTGAGCCAGAAAGATACTACAAAATATTGATTAAAACTGTATTATCTGATGGAGAGTCTTATGAAATAGATAACAACTTAATATTTAAAGTTACTAGATAATGGCGAATGTAGAAATGGTTAAGGAGATCTACGGGCTTAATACATATAGCAAAGCTATAGATACTAATTTTACTGAGCTAGTATCACCAGTTCAAGAAATTACAGCTAGTGGTATAACAGTAGATCAATTCTTTGAATATTACAATCAGCTATTTTTTGAAATACCAGTTTCAGGATCTATAAACTCCCATACATATTTAGTTGAAACTAGTCAACAATATATAGGTGGATCAGTACTAGATGCAGAGAAACAGGCATTGATAGAAGAGATTAACTCTCTCCGTCAACAGATTTTAGACGTAAATCAAACATTTACTAATATTAACGAAATTATATAATGGAGTTAGTTAATATAACATACGCAGGAGAGGGAGTTCAACAACCAGATTTAAATTCTCAAGATAGACAATTAGTCACTTCTAATTTTATTAATAGTCAATTTGGAGCACCAAATGATTATTTGGAATTGTATATCTATGATGAAAACAACAATCTATTAGACTTTGATTATGATGCGTTTGATTATTATCCATATTTAACAGCAAATCCTAAAAACAATACCTATTCTACATTAGCATTAGATCCTGAGAAAGATTTAAAAAATAGAGGATTTAATAGAGGGGATTTAAATATACAATATAACTTTTATAAAAGACTATTTAACTCTGCTTTTGGTACATTTTATTGGATAAAAGAAATTTCAACTTCTAGAACAGAATTAAAATTATCTTCTCAAACTATAAGTTCTGTAGGTATTAGAGATGGTTTTTCTCAATATCAAACTTATATTTCTACTAAAAATTATTACCCTGTATTCTATTTGAATTTTGGTAATAATATTACTGTATCTGCAAATAATGTTGCAATTACAGAAGACGATTCAGGAACTTACTTACTTGTAAAATTATACGAACCCCTACCAGTAGATTTTGATTTAAAGAGTCAATTGTGGATAGTAGATAAGGTTGCAGAGTCAGTAAGCTTTGATGTATCTATTACTGTTGAAGCAGAAAATGTAGATCAAGTAAATAGACTAAGAGGCCCTAACTTTAATGTTCAAATAAATAATAAGAACGGACAAACTACCCCATATTATAACTATGATAACTTATTATCAAGTCCTGTAAGTTCTTCATATCAAAAATTGTTAAGCTACTATCAAGATAGATCTGTAGCTATTAATATTGACTATAGTAATTTTGCAAATTTTATTCACTTTTCAAGTGCCGTTGAAAGAGTAAATAATTTCGTGTACAAATTACAGTTAATAGAAAATTATAATGAGCAGCAATATAGCCAATCATTAATATCTGGTGGAACAGGAAATATTTTATTTGCTAACACCTCATCTAACTCTGCTCAACAGGCTATAAATAATATAATAGAAAAATTTGATACTTACGAATACTTTTTATATTTTAATTCATCAAGTTGGGCTTGGCCAAAATCTACTTCAACCCAACCTTATAAATTATATTCAGTATCTTCTTCACAAGCAAGTAACTTCTTAGGTTCAATAAATACTGTTCCTACACCTACTACGCAATCTTTATTGTGGTCTGCTTCTTATTATGATGCTACTAATAAAGATCTACTACATAATTCTATTCCTCAGTACTTATTAGATGATCCAAATAATCAGCCTTTCATCACCTTCATGGATATGATTGGTCAGCACTTCGATAATATTTGGATATACTATAAAGATCTTTCTAACAGGTATAATGCAACAAATAATCCTGATACAGGAATATCATTGGACGTTGTTGGAGACGCACTGAGAGGCTTAGGTATTCAGTTATATACAAACTCAAACGTATCAGATAACCTCTATTATACGTTATTTGGAATCAACACGGATGGATCATTACTTCCTCCAACAGGATCTGAGTTAATCACAAATTATGTTACTTCAAGCTTAACTACACTCTCTGCAAAAGAAATTCAACAAGAGTTATATAAGAGATTATATCACAACTTACCTTACTTACTTAAGAGTAAAGGTACAGAAAGAGGAGTTAAAGCACTTATTAGTTCTTTTGGTATTCCTGACGATATATTAACTGTTAGGGAATTTGGTGGAAATCCTACTACAGCTATAGATGGAATTTTAGATCTTGATTCATCTAATTATAAAATTATAATAGCAACAGGTTCTAATGGAATAGTAACAGGTAGTTTAACTCTATCATCTTCATTATTACACCCAGAAGCTAGTATACAATATTATCAAAATACACGTAGAATAAATAGTACTAATGTAGAAGTTGGATTTTCTCCATCTGATATAATCAACAATAATATAACAGCTTCGCAAGGTTATTTTAGTATAGATCAACTTATAGGAAATCCTAATGATCAATACTCTTCTTCTTATACTAGCTTAGTAAGCGCTAGTAATTCATACTTCGCTACATACACACAACCTAATAGTATTTGGGAATATATAAGACTTATTAAGTTTTATAATAACTCTCTATTTAAAATGATTAAAGACTATGTTCCTGCTAGATCAAATTTGTCTACAGGTATCATAGCAAAATCTCACATGTTAGAGAGAAACAAATATGCTAGACATGAACCTACAGTAACATTTAATGATTATTCTCAATCTATAGATACCGCATTTATTAGCGGTTCTGATGGAGGGTCTGTTATTGGATCAACTTCATTTACAGGAAGTGTATTAACAGCTTCAGGATCAGTTAATGTTATTTACTCTGATGGTGTTGAAAAATATAATGGAGAATTTAGCGGATCTACTATATTAGTAACTAATGGTGATGCATTCTCACAATCAGAAATATCTAATGATCCTTCTAGTTCTTTATTTGTAACTTATTCATTAGGAGCACTTTATCAAAATGTTACTCAGTCAGTAAGATCGGAAATTTTATTAGATGTAGACTATAATTCAGATCAATTAGTTCCAGTAAACTATAATATAGTTACTGAATCGATAATCAATTATCAAATAAATAATTTCAGTAATTATACTAATCAAAATACGCCATACGCTAGAGTCCAAGACTTTAATTATTTTTCTAATAGATCTGTAATTCAAAGATACAGTGGATCTAAAACTATAAGCTCCAAATATAATGTTTATACCGCAGGTGATGATTCATATGGTAAAACAGCTGCCATTGATAAAATAAAATATCAGTATGCTTATTTAGTAGACATATTCTCTTCATCTTTTCAATTACCAAAGAGAGCAAATGCCCAAATAAAATATATTATAGATAATAGTGAAAACGTTTTAGATTTAACTAAATTAAATAATAATATATTTACTGTTCAAAATGTATTTAAATCAGGAGAAACAGTAGATGTTTCACTACTAAACTATGATAACACAAATCCATATGTACAAAAACTAACAGACAATAGTAATTTTAGTATATATGAAGGAGGATATAGATATAGTCCAATTTTATTTAATGTTGGAGGAAGCGGTAGTATGGAATATCTGTTAGATGAGCCTTTAGAAGTCACTAGCTCAGTTACAATACCATCTACTACACCTTTAAGCCCTGGTAATACTAACTATTGGACTATAAGTAACTCTGATTTAGATTTATTTAGTCCAGCTCCTGGAATAATAATTTTAGCTATTACAGGAAGCGCCGTTGTAGGTGGGACTTCTACAAAAGCCGTAAATATTTCTTTGCAAGTTAGAAATACATCTGCAAGAAGTACCGTATTTTATACTGTACCAGAATTTCAAATCCCGGCAGGAACTACTCCTCCTTATAAAAGAACTATTAATTTACCTAGTGGAGTTTATTTTGATTGGGTAGCAGCTGATGTTGTTGTAGTTAATAGCCTATCAGAAAATGAATTTGACCCAACAGGAGGCGGAACAGAAAATTCAACTCGATATATAAGTAGCATATCTGATAATGATACTTGTTGGTGGGCAATAGACACTAGAAATATTAAAATTTCACTTACTCAATCACTGTATTATAATGAAGGGTTTATATTTAATGGTGCTTATCCAGGTATAGATACTCCAGTTTTTGATTTTAATTTAAATCAAATGGATTTAATTAGACTCTTTAATACTGGAAGTGGCTGGTCAACAAAATCTGAATATAGAGTAGTTTCAGTATATCCTTATATAGATTCAACTGGATCTTATTATAACATAACCATAGACAGAGATTTAAACTTATCTGATACATCTGGGTCTGTTTCTTATCCTGCAAAGATATGTAAATATATAGTATTAAAAAGGCTTCCGGATGAAACTAATGTAATCTTAAATTATGATCTTGCACAGCCTATTACTCAGGACGGCCTTCTAATACCACAATATATAGATGAAACTGTCAGAGATAATTCAGGAAATGTAGTAAAATCATTAAAACAACAAAATCTTATAGAAAGTACACCTTAGTAAAGTAATTTTCCAATAACACATATTTATTTAAAAGCCCACTTCTATGTCATATTTAAGTAGCACATCGGTAGTAGTTGACGCAATCCTTACATCAAAAGGAAGAGAACTATTGGCCAGAAACGATGGATCATTCAGAATCACCCAGTTTAGTTTAGCTGATGATGAAATAGACTATACACTTTATAATCCAAACCACCCATCTGGTTCTGCATTTTATGGGGAGGCAATTGAAGCTATGCCTATACTTCAAGCTTTTCCAAATGATACAGAGATCATGAAGTATAAACTTATTACACTTCCAAGAGGAACAGCTAAAATACCTGTTCTTGATTTGGGATATACTGGAATAACTCTAAAACAAGGCGCATCTCTTGCTATCACTCCTCAAACTCTCAACTATCTTGGTGCCACATCAACATTTGAGCAGTCTGGATATGTTGCAACAATCGGAGACGTTAGAACTATGAGCTCATTCAATGGAGTTGGTATTAATACACCAGAAGCCACTTCTCTAAACTCTACTACAACAATAGGTACTAATGTAAGTAAGACAGTTATAGGAACTACTATTAACTTAACTGCTACTACTGTCAATACTCTATTTGGTTCTAATAGTTCACTCTACACAACATTGGTTGTTGTAGGTCGTGATTCTGGAGCTAGAATTAGTGTTCCTGTAACAATTATAAAAGTAAACTCATAATATATTAAAACATGTCATTTACAAGATTAGATCCAACAGATTTTGTAGTATCAGCAGATTCAGTGGTTGCACCTGCTTGGAGTAATAATGTTACTACACTAACTACATTTTTTACAGCTCCTGCTAATACAACAGGAAGCTTTTATGTAGACGTATACAATGCAGATGTAAGCAATCCAAGTTCTTCAGTTCAATTTTCAGTAGCATATGGACACTACGCAGGATCTGGGTCTGCTCCACTGAATTCGTTAGTAACAGGAATTAGTCCTACAAGAATAACTTTTGGTGAATATAGAAATTTAATATATGGTGATGCGGAAATTCCATTTAATTTTGGAACAGGAAATACTGCTTCTGTTGATATAGCTGCAATCGCAGTTGATAGAAATAGATATAAAGAGAGTTTATTCCCAGGAACATTTAATTTAAAGTTATCTTCCGCAGGAAATACTATTCAGGTAACAGATGATTCTAATGATGTGTCTACTATTACATACGTAGATGGCGGTAGAGTTTATAATATAGTATCTGGATCTAATGGAACTGCTGCAAATACGCCTCTAGTTACAGGAGCCCCTCAAAAAGGATATACCGCATCAGGTAGCTATGGATTATTTTTACCTGATATGGGAATTATAGTTCTTAATCCTAGAGCTCTTAATTTACCTATTCTAAATGGTGGATTGAATATATCATTTAGCACAACAAATACTGTAGGAGGATCATCTACAAATAATCATTTAATATATAGTATTATAAATTCAGGATCTTTTTTCGAACTAAATTCTGAAGAGACTATATCTTCTGATTATATATTTGTTAGGATTAAAAATGCTGAATACAATTACAGCACTAATCCTTCTTTTATAACTGGTTCTACAGGAGCTCTTATCTACTCTAACTTCATTAATAGTCCTCAAACATATCCTACATCAGTAGGTTTATATAATGATAATAATGAATTGTTAGCGGTAGCAAAAATGTCAAAGCCTCTTACAAAAGACTTTACTAAAGAAGCTCTTATAAGAGTGAAATTAGACTGGTAGTATTCTACCTAAATAATTTATGGGAATATCAAAAAACATACTTGATAGATCAGATATTTCTACTCAGCCTATAAAGTTGAAATACTCTGCATCTTATGCAAGTGCTTCTTTTCCTATTTATGGAATAACTGTGAATAGAGGCACCAATAGCTCGTTCTCAGAGAATAGTGCTTCATTTACTGTTTATAAAATGACCCAACAGTTATACTACAATGAGTATATAACTGGATCTCAATTATTTAGTGCGAGTTATTGGAACTGGTCTCCTCAATCAACCGCAGCATCTGGAACTTTTGATAATGATTATAGATACTTCCCAACAGGTTCTGGTGATAACATAACTGTTTTAGCTATGCCTAGAAACGTGTTTGGAGAGAAAGTTAGTAGAAATAGCTTTGTAATAAACAGTTCTGCATTTAAGTTAATTGATGATGGAAATGGTAATGTAATAGATATACAAAATAATGGAGTTCACGTAGGAAATATTCTCTATGCTCAAGGAGTAGT